CAGACACTAACTTAGCTAAGTCGAGGGTAGCAGTAGTTGATATAGGGTTTGGAACTACAGACATCTACGTGTGTGAGGTCTTCAATAACATTGAGCATCTGACTACTAGCTTCAGCGTTGCTATGAACTCTGTAAACCAAGTCGTCTCAGATAATATATTAGACCACACAGGAGTAAACTTCCCACTGTATAAGGCTGAACATGTAGTTCAAAGCAGAGTACTGAAGTCTGGAACTAAGATATACGACATGGCTCCAACTATTGATTGGGCATGTGAGAACGTAGCTTATGACATCACTAATAGACTGCATAACTTTTGGAAGGATGAAATAAACTTCCTAGACAAGATAATATTTGCTGGTGGTGGAGGGGTTTCACTGTACCCTCATATGAAAGACCACTTCCCAAACCCAGAACTAGCTAAGAGCGGTCAGTTTGCAGTAGCTAAAGGGTATCACAAGTGGGGTGTGAGAAATCTGATTAGGGGTGTATGATATGGCTGATAAACAGTATACATTCAGAACAACTAAGTCTACAGAGTGGCTGGAAGACCATCTAAATGATATGAAGGATAGAAGCGGTTTTATCAGGGAGTGTGTATTATTTGCAGTAGAGCATGACCCAAAGCTGGCACAGAGGTTATATGATAACATCACCTCAGAGATAATGTCACAGACTCCTATCAAATCACATCAGAGACCAGAAAACCCTAGCAAACCCAAGAAAAAAGTATCACATCAGAAGCCTCAGCTCCCAGTGTCAGATAAGAAGCCTGCACCTCAGATAAAAGAATCCAAGCCAAAGATACTTGTACAGCAGGACAAAGAGATAGACCTAGACAAGGCTTTGAGTGCAAATACTAAACAATTTCAATAGGAGGGATTTACATGGAGAAGAAACCAGTAAGCAATAAAGTGCTATACGTTGTGGGTGCAGGATTAGTTACAGCAGGTATGGTAACTATCAAGGTGTTGACATGGTCAGTTAACAAGGCAGTAGAAGTACTCTTGGAGGTACAATAACATGTTCTGGGTTAGGTTGGTTGGAAGTATATGTAAGTCGCTCTTGATAATGGGAGCTATTGAATATATAGCTCCTGGATTCTCATATCAAGTGGCTTACAAAACTGTAAAGGTGATAATGGGTATGTGGATGGGAGGACACTAATATGAATGTACGCAAGATGGCATACTCTTGTATCTATGTAGTTATCTCGTTAGCTGTACCAGAGTTATCTGGAAATGGTCTCAAGTTCATCGGTGGTATAATGGGTGGGATATTTGATGCAACGTTTGAATCTATCGGTGAGAAGGCTAGGGAAGAAATGATGTATGTGTTACCAGAATTTATGCAAGGATGGTTTAAATAGGAGGGGTTAAGATGAATGCACAACCAGAGGTTAATATTGTTAATCCAACTACTAAGGAGAAGATACGTTTAGTAGAGAAAGAGGAAATACAGTATGTGACACTGGAGGTTATTCCTAGTAAGATGACGTCTAATGCAGGAGTTAGGTGGCTTATAACAGAGTTTGCAACACTGTTCACTCCACTAAACAGACGTATCAACTTTGCAGGTGGTAGACTGGTCTACACTCCAGAGATGAATATATGGTGGGAAGTAATAATACACAAAGGTCAGGTGAAGTTCTATCTGGTTATACCTGATAAAGACCACTTAAAGGATGCACTTACTAGGCAGATAAGAAGATGCTGGAAACGTTCTACAGTAAGGGAGGTGAAAGACCCTCTGCCTAATCTTCATATGGACAATACTAGTGTCACCAAGATGTCCTTACAGAATCATCCAGCGCTATCCTTGGATGTAGAGAACCCTAAGTATACTCCATTGGACTCTATCTTGACGACTACTAACTATCTCAAGGATGAGGATTATGCGATACTCCAACTAGGGATGAGACCATTAGGGGAGTCTTGGAATGAGACTATGGTTGGAATCAGCGAAGATATCAAGGAAAAGAACACCATTCCTAAGAAAAAAGGTACGATGTTTACATCAAAAAACGTCTTGGTGGGCTTGGCTAACGTTGTGGGTCTTGTTCTTGAAGAACTTATGAACATAGTAGGTGATTTCCTCATACCTGGCTGGGAGATGAATAGTGAGTTCAGAGACTCACTAAAGAGAAAGGCACATGAGGGACGTTCTAAATCATCATTACGTAAGAAGTATAGTGAAGGATTCAAGATTAACTTTAATGCAGTAGCTGTATCCGAGGATGAAGATAGACGTAGAGCTATCACAAGAAGCCTTACAGCAGGTTTCCACCCTCTAGAAGGGGATAATAAGATAGTGACGAAAGAAGTAGAGGGTAGAGACAAGGTGAAAGCCCTCAAGAATATTAGAGACCGTAAGATGGTTGTTAAGATGAATGGAGATGAGCTATGCTCCCTAGAATTAGCTAAGATAATACAGGTACCAGACCAAGTGTTACAGTTAGAACACCAAGGAGAGTTAGACACTGTTCAACATAGAAGTTTAGCAGATATACCTAAGGAGATATTTGAAGATGACGGTAAGGGTATACCGTTTGCGACATATGAAGACACAGATGGTGAAACTAAGACAGTATACTTCGCAGGAGACAACCCTAACCTACTGTGTATGTCACGTGTGGTAATAGGAGAGCCAGGTAGTGGTAAGTCCACATTTGCAGCTAGCTTTGCACTAGATGCACTGGAGAAAGGTTATGGGTCTATGGTAGTAGATGCAGCAGATGGTAAATTGGCACAGAGGATACTGAATCTAGTTCCACCAGATAAGAGGGATAAGGTAAAGATAATAGACTTGCTAAATTCAGAGAACCCTGTAGGGTTGGGCTGGAATGAAATATTCAGAGGTAGAAATACTGACGTTATTGAGGATTTAATTACTGAAGAGATTCTGTCATACGTTGAGCTTGTAGCAGGTACAGAACTAAGCATGACATCTAGAATCTGGGTTGAGAATGCTGTACGTGCAGTGTACACTACTCCAGATGCAACGTTACAGGATATAGAGAATATGTTGAGTAATGCAGAATATCGTGCTAGTGTTATTCCTCATATTGATGACCCAGAGTTGCGTAGTGACTGGGAATACTTCCATGAGAAGATGTCTAAAGAGGACAGAAAAGCTATATATGAGCAAGCATTCAGACGTCTAGCAGTTGTAATGCGTAAGAAGGCTCTAAAGAGTTTCATACTTCAGAAGCCTAAAAAGGATGAGAATGGTGAATATCTAGTAGACTTCAGAAAGTGGATGGATGAAGGCTGTCTAGTATTAGTCAAGGCTAATGAAACACTAGGTGAAGAGAATCAGACCGCACTAGTATCATTCCTAATATCTAAGTTTAATTTGGCTATCATTAGTAGGGAAGATATTGAGGAGGAGGATGACCGTAAGCCATGCTTCATAGTACTAGATGAACCAGACCACTATATCAAAGGTAGTGAACGCTGGAGAAGTATGTTAACTCGTTATAGAAAGTATCGTTGTGGCTTAACATTTATGTTCCATGGATGGGAGCAGTTAAAAAAGGCGGATAGAGAGTTACCTAAGATGATACGTAAGGCTGGTCCACACTATGTTATATTCCAAACAGATAGAGATAACTTGAAAGAACTGGAGTCTGTTATTCAACCAGAATTTAGCGTAGACCAAATATCAAAGGGTATGCCTAAGCACCATGCAATCGTCAAGCTAAAGATGTACAATAAGAAGGGTGAAGCTACTCCACCATTTATGGTTAAGGCTATTAACGAGCCTGAAAAGAGATACAAGAAATATGACAATAATGACTTATACGATATAAATGCAAGGCTTATGGGAAGACCAAAACAGGAAGTGCTGAATGAGTTGTTCAGATACAAGAACAATGCCGAGTTCTCTGTCGAACTAGTAGATGGAGAGGACAAAAAAGGCAAAACCCCACCAAAAAACACCCCTATTGAAATTGATGAAGATGAGCGTAGAGAACAACATGAAGAGGAACTGCGTACACTAGAGAAAGATGCTGGTGCACTAGTAACTAAGCTATTAGAGGATGGTGATGAGGAAGGTGCAGAGGAAATAATGGAATTACTAGAGGAAGTATTATCAGATGATGGATTGGAGGAAGGTTGATATGAAGGGTATCTATAAACGTCCAGAGGTGAAGCAGATAACTAGAGAGTGGGTTTATAATAACTGCAACAACATTACAGAGAGGGACATGGGGTTGCTAAGGTTACTGGCTGATAAGAGGGTGCTAAAGAGAGACCAGATACAACGTCTTTACCCAGAATTTGCTAGTACTGAGAGGCTTAACAATAGGCTGAAGATACTGTTCAACAAGCATGTGATAGATAGAATAGTTCCCCCTGTACCTTTGGGTCAGGGGAGTGCTCAACAGCACATATGTATTGACAGGGCAGGAATAATATTACTGGATATGGAACGATACAGTAAGCCAATCAAGTATGACTCTAATGGTCAGCGAATACTAGTAGACGGGTTTCACCACAGAGTTGCCATTAACGAATGTGAATGCTTGATAAGGGAAATTCTTAGAGACCTAGAGGGAGAGATGATATATTATGAGACGGAAGAGAAGTGCCACTTTAATGACAGTTTCATTAAGCCCGACATTGTTTGTGTATTTAAGTGTAAGGGTAAAGGATATGGATTCTGCATTGAGGTCGACATGGGTACGGAGAGGCTACCAGTTATCAAGAACAAGATTGACAATTACAAAGATTACTACGTGTCCAAACAGTGGGCTAAGAAAGAATGGGCTAAAGTATTCAAAAATCCTACGTTTCCACGTGTTCTATTGTTAACAAGGGATAAGTTCACTAAAAGGGTTAATGACATGAGACACTATACCCACGGCTCGATGGTTAGATTCTTGAGTGGCACACAGGAGGACTTCACAAGCATACTAAATTCAATATTAAAAGGTAGCCTGTAATGGGCTACCTTTTTGTTATGCATATAGTAGTCTCCCACATTTTCCACAAGTAGTTGGCTCTTGATTATCATAAGATATACCAAATGGTGGTTCTTCTGTGTGATACTCGGTAACGTTATGGTCTGGAAGGTCTATGATATTTACTCGTCTTCCCTTAACAAACGTATCCAACTTGGACAGTATCTCTGCTTTACATCTAGGCTGATAGATTTCATGTTCGTCCAGTAAGTAGTACTTCTGGATATGCTCCATGAACTTAGGGTTAATCATCTGCCATCGGTCTACCATTGCCTCTAGGAATTCAATAGTGAATGCTGGGAAGTCTACTGTAATAGAGGATACCAGATTCTTATTCATTTCCACTAGTTGTAATAAGTCTAATGGCTTCATTATGTGAGGGAAGTAGTCTACGTGACACGACACGAAAACCTTCCACGCTTTTGCTATGAACATCATCTCCCTGATGTCTTTCATCTCGGAGGACTCCACCTGTACCAACTTCCGTGCAGAGTCATCTAGGGAATTAATAACAACCCTCAAAGTTGAGCGGTTCTGTTCGCCCATCTTCTTAACAAGGTAGGTAGGTATCGCCTTCCCTGTCTTTAGAATCACTGGTGTATTGTTATCAAGCACTAAGTTAATCTTCTCTTCCCAGTTCGTCACTAGGTGAGTAAAGTATATAGGGTTAGGTAGATCCAACAGTAAGTAGTCTTTAAGGTCACCTAGAGACATTCTATCTCCGCACACCGCATATGCGTGGTCATTGTGCTTAATGATTTTTTGATTATAGCAGTTACAAAAAGATACAGATATAGGACTTCTATTTACGGAGATAGGAGTCCTGATTATTTCATTGTTATTCATATGTCTTACCTCCTGAAACTTAATGAAAGGGTGTACCCTGCTTGGCACACCCTTTTATATTACTGGTACGATTTCTTAAGATTCATAATCAGACGCATACGTGTGATAGAATCATTAGCGTAGTCTTTCCATTCTACATTACGCTCTGTTGCTAAGTCCTTCAGTGCCTCAAAGCTCATAGGCTTGAAGTCTGGCATATCTGCCGAATACTGGACAGGGTCTTTCTTCTTAGCTTCTGTTTTAGGTTTAGCAGGTGTACTAGCAGGTTTTTTCGGTGCTGGCTTGTCCGACTTTGTTGCAGGCTTAGTTGTTGCTTTAGTCTCCTTAGGAGTTTCCACTACAACCTTCTTCTCTTTCTTACGTGGTGTTGGGATATTAGCTCCCTCCATACGTGCCTTACACTGACCTCTTACATCACACTTCTGACATTCAGGTACACTCTCATCATGTGCAATACCAAAACAAGTACTTTCTTGTAACGCTTCTAATAATTTTGAGTCTATATTTCCAAAGAAACTCATAACTACATTTCCCCCATTCACATGTAATCACTTATAAAAGAAGTGATTTATTTGATTTTTTCTCCTAAACTGCTATCTCTCTAGTACTGTAATGCCAACGGTGCTTTCTCCCTAATCTCTTGCATTACGTTGTCATACTGCTTACCTGTTAACCCTAAAGCTCGTTGTATATGTTTCATTCTAACTGTTGTGTCCTTAGGGATGTTAATACGTTTGCCCTGTGATTTAAGCATGTTCTTACGTGCAGTATCAGCCCATACCTGGAATAGTGTTGCTTCACTAGGCTCAATAAGTTCTTCTAGGAACTCTCTTGATATCTCACTTAGCATATCCTTTAGCTTCTCCATGCCATTATCTCGGTACATTCTTTCTACTACATCATAGCCTTTGCTGTCTTCTATGTTTGTAAACGCATCTTCTAAGTCTATGTAGGTAAACTTGCTCCCTCCACCTTTGTTGTCCATTTGTCTGTATAGAGACTTACGGAAGATAGGAGCAAATTCGTCCATGTCTTTATTCTCACCCACGCACCACTTATCCCAGCAATCATACAACTTAATCATACCTTCTTGATACAAATCCTCTGCCGATAACATACCGTCCAATGTACTGTTCTGTGCTTTTTGTCTTGCTGCATACTTCACTAAGTTGTTGAACTGCTTGACTACTGCGTCCCAAGATAATTTAAGTGCTTCACCGTTTCTACATAGCTCGTTAGACATATTCAATTTTCCCCCAATTAGATATAATTACTTCACGTTAATAATACGTTTGCCAACATCTTGTAAAGCTTTCCCCATCATTAGGGCTTGGCGACCTGTCATCATAAATCCCTTACCAGGTACCCACTCACCGTCCCTACTCTCTCTCCACCACTTTTGAGCTGAAATACGAATGCCTAAGTTTTCATCCCTAACCATTAGTACTCTCAACTTCTGTGTGCTGGAGATAGGGATTGACAAACAATCCTCTAGAATCTCAGCCTTTAACTCAGGTTTGTACTCTTGTACCTTCTTGTTGTTTTCCATAATACCCTCTCCTTTTGGCTCTGGCTAACTGCCACTCGTTGGTGGCGTTGAATTCATTTTTGCAATTTTGACACCTTTTGTCAATCTCTCTTTCCTAGGGGTGGGGGAGACCCGATGTTCCTAGCTCAAGAGTAATAAAAAAGAAGAGGGGAAAACCCTCCCCTCTCCTGACCTATTTAGGTAATTTACCTGCTTTCTTTAGAGCCATTATTGCGTTCATACGGTCAATTGGATTATTGTTAGTCTTCTTCACGTCTAGTTTATTAGCAGCTACCATTTTGAATAAATCCTCTGTAGACAGGTCACCATATTTGGCTTTCTTTTTCTTACCCTCTTTAGGCTTAAACATCTCTGGGAAGAAGAAGCGTTGCATAGCCATTGAGATTCTCATACGATGGATATTAGCATGTTCTGTTTCTGTCCACGTTAGACCTAGTGCCTTAGCAAAGTACTCTACCGTTTGAGTATCAATGTCTTTATACCAATCCTTAAACTCCTTCAGTGCCTTAAATTCTGGTATAGCTTCTAAGATTTCCTCTTTAGTGTTGACAATATCCTCGGTTCTTACATAGTTTATTGGTTGTGGCTCATCATCCTCTTCCTCTACCGTTCCTACTTCCTCTTCCACTTCCTTAGCAATAGCTTCATCCGTCTTAGCTTTAAAGTTATCCCATTGCTCATCTTCAGTCTCAGCCTTGATACCATCACCCACCATCTCTGTATTTACTAGTTTTACCTTACCTTCTAGTGCGCCACCCTCTTGAATATCACGTTTTAACACCTTTGGTACATTTAGTACTGCTGCTACAGCCTTTAAGTCTGGCACGTATTGTCCTTCTACCTCATACATTTGTTGATTAGTCATCCTTCAACATCTCCTTTATACTCAATTTGGTTTTGGTTGATTGCTCAACTCTTGATTTCATTTTTCCCGTCCTCTCAGAAAAAATAAAGAGACAAGCCAGTAGGAAAAGTAACCCATTTTCCCTATCAAGCTTGTCTCATCTTATCGAATAGGTCACAGACTGTAAGCCTTGATGACGTCTTCCTTAGAAACATTGGCGATTAATTTATCCAACTCACAGATAACTCTTGCTTCTAATCCTTCTTTGTGTACCACGAAATTATTGAATGCGTTAAGCTCAAGTATACCATCGGTAATAGCATCAAAGTCAGCTCTAGTCATCATCACATAGTCCGTATCAAAGTTCTTGCTGAAGATAACCATAGGCTTCTTATCTATTTTTGCAGCATCCCTAATACATTGTGTCCACCATTCTTCCATCTCACCAGTATTCTTTAGGAACTGCTCTAAAGACCATCCCTCACGCTTCTTACACTCAATAGTAAAAGGAAATATTGAGTCAGGTGGTGTTACAATATCACCAGTAACTCGGTTATCCTTTTTCCACTGTAATCCACCACTAGCAGGAGTGCGTTGGAACTGTTCACCCCACCAAGAGCCTAGAGCCTTAGCAATCTTACGCTCATACTCTGCACCCTTGTTTTTACTATTAATACCCTTGCCACCTGTCTTAGCCATTTTCAAAACCCCCTTAAATTATACCCTTCTTAAACAAAGAAAATAGAGAGAGGATATCCTCTCTCTAATCTATGTTAACCCTTACGGGGTAGGTATTTTTTAAGATAGTGTAACGCAAATGTGATAGCAAATGCACCAACTAAAGTAATAACAAACACTTCATGACTGATGTGTAGACCAAACACACTTCCACCCATCTTAACTGCAATTGCAAGTATCAAGAAGTATGCAGTATTCTCTAGTTCTGGTACCTTTTCCATTAAGTATAGGAAGATGTGGGCTACACCACGCATCATCAGGATTCCTAACATACCACCAATTAGTAGTACCCAAACCTGTTCTGATACACCAAGTGCTGCTAAGATACTGTCCACAGAGAAAGCTATGTCCATGATTTCAACAGAGATAACTGTAGCCCAGAATACACCGAACCATTTTACTAGTATCCCACCCGTATTCATCTCATGGTTCTCTTCACCTTCATTACCCTTCTTACGATAGTGGTCTATTACAATCCACAGTAAGTACAGAGCACCAATCAGTTTAACGTACCATAGCTTGATTAGTAGAGTTCCTACTCCAATGAATAGGAATCGGAAGAAATAAGCACCAAGTAGTCCATAGAATAAAGCTTTCTTACGTTGTTCCTCTGGTAAGTGCCTTACCATGATAGCAAGTACGAGGGCGTTATCTGCTGATAACAAGCCCTCAAGAATTACTAAACTAAGTATTAAACCCCAAGCTGATTTACTAGTAAGTACTTCTCCCCACATTTGCCAGTCAAAGAACTGTGCGTAGGTATCAAGTATATGTTGTAAGATTTCCATATATTAGAAGTCCCCCTGTAGGCATAAGTTTTCTAGCTGATTCATTGAGTTACCAACTGTAGATTTACCAATGGCACGGAAATTCCAGTCCCCATTACCATCACGGTACAATTCCGCTACAACGATACCTCTTTTATCCTTGAAGTCTGCACCTAACTCGTAGCGCACAATTTCATTACCCTTTTCATCCTTAATACGGATATATGATCCAGGTACCCACCCAAAGTGACCATCCATAGGGGAGAATACATTAGCAACAACGAACAGCTTATGCACATTAGGAGGTATCTTTTCAAAGTCTACATAGATTTCCTCATTGTCACTAGCACCCTTCTTATCATTACCTGTAAGGTCATCTCCAGCATGTCGTACTCCAGGAGCACGTAGATTACCATAGTACACTGTTGTCAGGCGTTGGTTAGTATCCTTAATCAGGAATACTGAAGAATCAATGTCCATTTTAGGGGCACGTACAGGTTTATCAATCAACCCACCGCTTTCCCCTTTAAAAAAGGAAGAGAATTTTTGCATAAAGCTTTTTGCCTCTTCTTTAGAAGGTTTAGCATGGAGTACTTTCGCACCCCAGCTAAGACCAACTGTTACTGTTTTTAGACCATTATTGACTTCTTTAGACAGATTAATTGTTTGACCCTTGGACAGGTTTATCGGCATCCTTAGTTACCTCCTCTGGATTAGCTACCTCTTGTTTAGTTGGAACACCATACATTTCGTTGTAGATAGGTACACCAATTTTATTCAGTTCATCCTCTGTAGCAAGACCCTTTTGCAATACCATTTCTGTAAGGGTTTTCACTTGGATAAACATAGTACGCATTTGCTCCATTAAAGGCTCTTGTGACTTGATAACCATATCACGTGCTTCTTCACGTGTAATCATGCCATTCCAGTAAGCTTTCTGCTTCTGAATCTCTTTCTCCTTACGCTTAATCTCTTGTTGTCTCTGTTGCTTTAGTTTCTTCTCATCAATGTTTTTACCTTTGTTTATTACTGTCATCTAAATCATCTCCATTTTTATATTTTCTAGCTACTTCTTTTTGGAAGCGAGCTACATCCATATGGTATTTACGGATGTAGACTCGGAACCAAAATGCTTTCCAGTACTCAATGGTGTATATATCCCACCAATTTCTCACTTAATCTACTACAACCCAATCCTCTGCTAGAGCATCAGACCCACTAGGTGCCCACGGAGATACATCTCCTTGTGCGGTTTTAATTGCAAGATATTCACGATATGGTACGTCCTTACCACCAAATGCCTCTTTTGCAACCTCTGTTACAGGAGGGTAAGAAGCGGCAGGCACATAGTATACAAACATACCCTTTCCATTCCATCCCTCACGTGCTACCTTACAACCACTCTTTGCCATAAACACTGCTCCACCAATGTCCATCTTGCTACCTAGAATTTCCATATTAGTTTCCTCCTCCTAAGTTACGTTCTTTACTACCAAAGCCTTCCTGACCACGTGCAGTGTTGCCTGCATATTCAAGGAACTCACCGTATGTAGCGAAGCCCTTAGGTGTAACTTTAGTGTAACGCTTGATAACCATTTGTGCCAGTTCATCGTAGTTAGCTACACGAACTGTTTCAGTACCAACGTTGTGTAAAGCTAAACGAATATTACCACGAAATGGCTCATCAATAGTGCGACACAATAGAGTCATTTTCAACTTAGATGTACCTGAACGTGTGTCCAGCATACCATAATGACTTTGTGGGATAGCCATGTGAATACCAGTCTTTAGAGTATAGCTACATCCTGGGTGAATGTCTACAAACCCTTCAGTACTGAATTCACCGTCAAGTAAACGCTCATCAAAGATAGGTAAATCAATACCTGCATCTCCATCGTGGTGATACTTTAGTTGATACCCTGGGATATCAGAGAAGTATGGTAATTCTGGTTGACCTAGCATCATGTCCTTAAATGAGGTAAACTCCTGTTGCGTTTGTCTTAGTGCTGATTCTAAGTCTAGCACCGTTTTCTCTAAATTTGTTAATCTGTCCATGTTCTTGTCCTCCTTGAATGCTTGTTCGACTTAAAAAAACCCTCCCACAAAAACTCGTCTCCCTGCTATAACCACCCTCTGATTCGGCATTTAACCTCGAATAGAGGGGAGTATTTCATTGCCCCTTCTATCACTTCTAGACAACCTCTAGCACCAATCCCATTTGGGTCAGCTTCCTTATGGGGCATTCTACAAACGTACACATCGTCAAAATGCTTATACAGGCGTTTTGCAATTCTTATTGCGTACTCAAAAGCATCACCATCCAGCATAATGTATATAACGTCTATCTTGTCTTTGTTCATTACCAGTTTCATAAACTGTGTATCAGACATAACCTTTCCATGAATAGCTGCTCCGCTATCACCTATTGTGTATGCATCCATTTTACCCTCACAGATAACTGCAACTCCATTGTCCAGTATTAAGTCAATGTTAGACACAATCTCTGATTTACTTACTGCCATCATTCCTTGGTCTATCTGTTCCTCTGTTAGGGATGGGTTCATTACCTTTCTGTAATGCTTCTTCAGAAGCTTTATTTTAGGTGCTGGGTCTATTGTCCTTGCCTGCCAGTATATGAGTTCATAATCTTCAAAGTCAGGCATGATGATACGTCTATCGTATTGACCCCCATCACAATATCCCATTGAATAACGCTCTGCCATACTAAGAGTCAGTCCCCTGCTCCTAATATACTTGACCACCTCTTTTCCTAGTTTTCCCCTAGCTTCTTCTATTGGGACAAACTCGTCAGGTAAAGGGTGTATAGTCTTAACTATCTCAATCTCTGGTGCCTTATACAATCTCTTGTATATCTCTTCCTCTAGGTCATCTGGTAGCTCTTGCTCATACCCATCATATTCTCTGAATATATCCAGTGCTTCCTTGTATGAAATCTGTGTATAATCTGCTATAAGTGAGATTAAAGTACCAGTTGCATCACAGTTATGACAGAAGTATACCTTCCTGTTCACATTGACAAACATCCTGTCTCTATGGTCTTTACAGAAGGGACACTGGTAGCTGTACTGGTCACCCTTCTCGGTCTTATGGTAATTACCCTCTCCTAGTGATCCGTCTAGGTAGTCTGTTATCATCTATATCACCTCTCATGAAAAAGACTCTCACCTAATTAAAGGCAAGAGTCTGGAAATCGTCTCCTAAGTATTAATTGTTACATTGGTGCAACATCGCTCATATCTTTTACTGCAAAGTACCTGTGCTTCTTCTTATCGAAATCATATGCATATAACAACATCTGATACTCTGGGTGCCAATCAGTCTTACCCCAGTAGAACCCTGTTACCCTCACATAACGCCTAGCCTTCTCCCCACGCCAGTTAATGTATACAAAACTCACTTCATCATCTAAGTGCAGGTTTATCATCTTGCATCCTCCCCTACAGCTATTCCTCTACCTACTGTAAATGTTCTCACGACATCCATTCCTGCATACTGAGCTATATCTGGTAAGGGTTCAGTCGTCTTGCTTATCTTTCTACAACTATCTAGTAACTCCTCATAGGTTCCGTTATCTAATATAACATAATCAGGATTCCTATACTTCTTTATATGAAAGTCATGGACTTCCTTCATAATACGTCTCTCAATGTCATATCCATTAGCATCCAATTTGTATTCCCTCCCCTCTTCCGTATACCACTATTATAGGTAGGTTATTGAACATTAAACGAGTAGGCAAGTTGTGGTCAAGGGGCACAGGATTAGCTATGCTTTTCATAACACTAAGCTTTGTTTTAGTGTTTTCATCCATTATAACATATCTTGCCTTCCTACCAGTGATTGTTTCAAACTCCCCTATCTTTCTATAGATGACACACTCTATCTCCCTGACAATTGCACTAGCCTTTAGTCTCCCCTCTGCTTTCTCAAGGTACTTAGATATAGGCTTATCTAAACCTGGTAATGTGAGGGCATGTTTAGACCTTCCACTATTATGCTGCAAATTCAAGCACCACCGTTCTACCGTCCTCTTTAACCACATTGAGGTACTTATTAAACAACTGTTTAAGATGTTCATTATGAGTGATAACAATAACTGTACCAAAGATTTTAGCCTTCTCTTGTAGAAGTTCAATAACAGTGTTACAACCGATTTCATCTAGACCATCGAATACCTCATCATATACGATGATGTCCAGTTTCTTATTAGACCTAGATGACACAAGGTCTTGCAGAGCCATGTTAATAGCAACGTCAACCCTACGTTTTTCACCATTACTGTTACCCTTGTACTCATCATCACCGTGAATGTTAGTGACCTTTACGGAGAACTTATCTTTAATCTTACCATTTTTAAGCTTCTCTTGTGTAGTAAATTCAACCTCAATAGTTGATTCAGTTAGCTTAGATAGATAGTAGTTTGCACGTTCATTAAGGAATGGAGTCACACTGTCCAGTAGGACTGACTTGATACCTTGGTTACTGAAGCCATTAACCCAGAATTCATACTTCTTAGCCATAGCCATGTGCTCTTCCATCTTCTTGTTAGTCTCTTGTATCTTAGCTTCCAGAACCTTAGCGTCCTCTATGTTCTTCTCAATAATCTCTGTAAACGTAGAGTTCTTTAGGTCTTCCTGCTCTTTTATCTGTCTCTTGATACTAGCGATTGATTTCTCAATAGAAGCCTTCTTGCTATCAATTGACTTAATTTCACTATTGGTTTCTGCCAGTTCTGTACGTAGGTCATTTAGACTTACCTCTAGAGGTTTCTTCTTCTCTAGCTTCTTGTTAGTGGCTTTCAAATAACCAATCATTTCTTCCAAATCGTCTTCCGCTTCTTCTCGCTCTTTCTTGTTTTTGTCTATATCACTTTGTAGGTGATTTTCGATTGCGGTTGTGTCTTCCAAAGGAAGCGCTTGCCCACATGCAGAACAGTTTTCTGGTATGTCTCTTTTGTTCTTGACGTCATCTAGTTGTTTTTCTGTCTTCTTAATATGCTTGTTATATCTATCAATCTCTTTCTCTAAGGCGTTAATAGTGCCTAGTAGTTCTGTCTTCTGCTTCTCAGTTGTCTCGTATGAAGCCAGACCCTTCTCTACGTCAGCTATTAATCCTTTTACTTCTTCCTTATCTTCCTCTAAGTCCTTGGTACTGGGCTGTAGACTTAATTGGTCTTCTGTCTCTTCTAGCTCTTTATTAAGTTCACCAATACGTACATCTACAGTCTTCTCTAGTGCTGCTTCCTTATTCTGTAAGTCTTCAATAGTGGTTCTGATAGTAGATAGACCAGTTTGAGTGGCTTGTATGTCAGAATTAAGCTTAGAGATTTCCATCTCTTCTTTAGCTAATCCCTTTTTAGCTTCTTCCTGCATATCCTTGAATAGCTCAATTTGTAGCATTCTTTCTAGAACCTGCTTTTGGGTAGCATCTGTTGCTAGGGCGAACATAGTATCTGCACCTTGACCAAACATGATAGAATTAGAGAACGTTACAAAGTCCATACCGATAATGTCCTCAATCATCTTATCTGTATCAGTGTCACTCTTGCCTGTTATATTCTCACCATTTCTATATAGAAGAACATGGTTCTTATATTCTCGATGCTTACGATGGCGAACAATCTGGTATTCGTCTCCCATATCATCATAGATTTTTAGAGACACCCTTGTATCCTTTTCAGCAATACGGTTAACCACCTTGTCAGGCTTAAATCCACGGATTGTCTTACCATAGATACACCATGTTGGGGATTCAGACACTAAAGTAGACTTACCTGACCCATTGCTATCAAAAGCTGTAGAGTCCTTATTGTCTCCCTGTACAAGCACTAACCCCTTATTAGAGAGGTCTATTGATGCTTCTTGAATAGATAGAAAATTCTGTACTTCTAATTCACCTAGTCTCATTCCTCTTCCTCCTTGTTACTCTTAGACTCAATAACTACTCCTACAAGTTCCAGAATGGCTACGACCACTTCAGCTATAACCTCTCCAATTATCATTCTATCACCTTCCCGTATGTCGTTCGCCCTTCACAAATAAAAAAGAAAGCGATTGAGAATTTTCTCAACCGCTACTTTAGGACTCCCCATTCTCTAAATCTATTGACTATTATACCGAATTTACGCTTCAAGCCATCTGCATTGTCTTTTCTAGCAGCGTGGTACAGAAACTCCTCAGGTATTTTTGTCTCTAGGGCTTCCCACTTTTTATTTAACATCTTGGCATGTCTTACCATACTCTTTTGAAACATTTCTGCTTCTATAGGGTTTAGTTCCACGATGACTTTACCTTTATCCTGTTTAACTATCTTCACCTTAACCCCTCCGTTTCTTACCACCTCTAGGTTTAGCTGGAGCTGGCATAACCACTTTCTTAAGGTCTGCTGTAGGCACATCATCAAACCATAAATCGTTATACTTGTTTACATAGAACTCTCCAGTGTTGCCCCAACCACACCAACCAGTACAGTTGAAGTTAGTATCTGAACGCTTTTTCTTGTAGATGGTGTACTCTGCACACCAGGGACACCATATAAGTTTCTCATTATTTTGTAATTTCCTAGTAAGTCTAGGAGGTCTCTCATCCTCTGGTTTAGGGAATGCAAACCACTTACCGTTCCCTATACCGTGGTCTGTGAAATATGTTATAGCTTTACGTTTGACTTTAACAGGTTGACGTACACATGTAGTACACATCAGTTACACCCCTTTCGCTTGCTGTACCCTTTGAAGTATTTCTAACCCTAGCTCCAAAGCATCTGGGTCATATTCTTCAGCGTACTTAGTTATAATATCCTCAAAGCTCATTCCTATTTTAACAGGGACTCTTAGCTCTTCCTTGTATTCTTTCTTTAGGATGACCTTATACAACAAGTTCACAGGAGCTACTGATGATAGCCATGCTGCATCTTCAGCATTTAGCTCAAAGCGTAGATAGTTACCCAGTCTAGCATGTTCTTCCAATACCGCTCCATCCATGATAGCGTCTCTGTCTAAGGTTAGGAATTTAGGATTAGGGATAGGTATCAGCTTAGTATCAAAGCGTTTGCTAGTGTCTGCTACTACAAAGCCCTTGTCCTCTCCTTCATCTCCATGACTATGCTCTAGTGGAGAGCCAACATACATTACATGAGGGTGACCTCCTAGTAGTTGATACATATGGAAGTGACCCAAGAATACATATTTGAACAGGTCAGGTCTCAAGTCCTCTACAGTAAAGGCATCAGCCATAGGGAAGTTACCATTACCTACGAACCCACCACTGATTCCCATGTGTCCTAATAGGATAGGATTCTCTAAGTCAGTAGGTATAGACTCAAGGAAGGTCTTAATCATCTGTGCATTCTTGCTATAAGGTACACACACTACATCAGCGTCCCCAAACTTCACTATGCGGTAGTCATCAACAACTGTTATGTTGTCTAACTCTCTAAACGAGTGTAGTGAGTGTTGTGGGAAGTCACTGTTATCTATTTGGTCATGGTTACCAGGAATCATCAGCACCTCAATACCTGCTTCACCTATAGCCTTAATTTCATCACGTAGACTATTGTAAACCACTGTATGTACTCTTGCTCTCTGGTGGTATAAGTCTCCTGCAAACATCATGTGCTTAATACCGTTAGCTAAACAGTACTCTTTCTTGTATCGTAAAGATAGAATAATTCTATCTAATCGTGTAGACCCTGTAAGGTCAGATGGTTTATTGTGCTCTGGGTATATGTGTCCATGCACGTCTGCTGATATTGCGTACTTCATGGTATCATCTCCTATTTATTGTAGTAATTTGTTATATATTCTATAGGCTCTGGGTCTGGCTCAACCTTTAAGCCTAGAGTCATGAATACTGTAAAAATTGCCCTTGCGTAGCCTAAATTCCAGTAGGCATTTATGGAGTTTTCTTTCCACTCTTTCCTACACTCTTCAATGATGGACAAAGGAACATCTACTACAATCTCACCTGGCTCATGGATAAACTCTTCTATGTGTAGCTTGCGTACTACCCATCCTAAGCCAGCCTTTATACCCCAGTCTGTAGCACTTCTGTCTTCTACATCTGACCACGCTTCAACAAAACTTTTAATAGTCCCCTTACGTATCTCGTTTAACTCAATACGCACCATACTCATCTTGACCCCTCCTATTTATATTGTATTGGTTCTGCCTCTTCTACAGTAAAACCAAAGTCCTCTATTAAACCTCTCAAAATGCTCAGATGACACACAGGTCGCTTACGATGATCACAGTAACAAGCTATCGCCACTGTCTTACCTTCTGTCAACCAATAAATAACCTCGCTAAACTGACTAAAGAAGTCTCCACGCTCTTCCCATTCAGCTAGTAGGCTTTCAGTGTAGCGTTCAAACCACCCATCCAGTCTACCTTTTCTATTATGCTCCTTGGTGAACGTGACAAGCTCTCTAGTAGGTGCTAGTCCTGGCTTATGCTCCCACCACTGGAAATAAGTTCTACCCTTAGGTTTCCCTACTGCTAACAGTTGTACGTCAGCATCAGGCATAACCGTCCTTCCATGAATAGTACACAAGAGAACCTTGCCCCTTCCCTTTAAAGAAAGGGATTCTTTGAATTCCTTCTCCGTGGTATCTTTTAAGCATCTTAAACAACGATAGAGGTTACCACTGTTGATAACCTCTACGTTGTGTCCACGCTTTTTACAACTTGGACAATTCATTATTTATTCCTCCAGTCTAAATGTGTTAATAGGTAAAGAGCCAATCCCCGTACCATAACTAACAGTTTTACTGTATCTGATACGTTCCTTCTTTAGGTAGTCCTCAAAGTGGGCTGATTCAGTTCTCATAGTTATATCGTAACTATCAACTGTTCCCTCTCTTATCATACCTACGATAGCTGCAAAGTGTTCCTTTAGAGTAGTTCCATGTTCTAACATTGACTATTCCCCTTTCCCCCAGTAAACAGTACCACACTCACCACAACCACCCACATAGTATATACCCTCAGTAGTTTTAATAGCATTCATTATAACTCTATTAAAGATAGGATTTGTTACCTCACCTGCCAGAATAGAATTAACATTTATGCTCTTAGAGTAACACTTAGAGCATGGAGTCTCCACAACCATAGGGTTGTGATGGATATTTCCTAGAAAACTCCAGTAGTTTAAGTCTGCTCCCTCTTTACCTAGTAGTTTTAATGGTGGTACCTTCTCCGTCACTATTCCCATATAAATCCTCCCTATTCGTATGAACTCAAGGTCATCGTAGCGTAGTCTATTTCATTATTGATGGATATATTGGCTTCACCATCCCTGTGTTTAGAGATATAGATACGCATTTCGCCATCTTCTTTTTCTTCCGTAGTCTGACATAGAGCCATCATAAAGTCTGCAATGTTAGCTTTATTGAATGCCTCTGCTAAGTCACCAATTGTGATAACCTTCTTGTCTAGTGCTCCACGGTTAGCCTGTGATGCAGTCCACACTGGACAGTCATACTCAGCTGCTAAGTCACGTAAGTCTAAGTACACAGACTCTAATTCGAAACGCTTGTCAGCGTAGGTTCTACGTGGTTGTACAAGGTCACCGTAATCGACAATAATAACGTCAGGCTTAATGCCTTTCTCCATCCATAACCTAGTAAGGTATGAACGCATTGTGTGTACCGTACAATCATTAGTCTTGTACTTCTTAACGAACAGTTGACCTCTCTTAGTCTTCTGCATATTCATAATCGCTTTAAGTATCTTGTCTGGGTTATCTTTCATATACTCGAATGATTTACCCATTAAGCGTTGGTCATAACGCTTAGTAACCTGTTTCTCTGGCATCTCTAGTGTGAAGTGTACTACGTTGTAACCTTCTAGTACTGCTCCTGCACCAATGTTAATCAATGCAATAGATTTACCACGGTTAGGAGGTGCGATAACAACCCCTAGTTCTCCTCCACCAAGACCCCCATGTAGAATATTATCTACACCAGATATCCCTGTTGGAATCCTACGAACACCATCCGTACCCTCACGATAGTTCTCAATACGTTCTTGAGCATTGGAGTAGTAATCTGTACCCAAGTCACCAATGTCTTCACCTATTCTAAGAGCTTTACCTACCAGGTCTTCTATCTTATTGAAATCCTCTGATGTACCCTTTTCCAGCAACCCTACAGAGTCCCAGATAGCCTGTTCAATTGCAGAACGCCTACCAAATGCAATAACATTGTCCTTTATATACTCCGCATCTGACAGGTCAGCATCAAATATATCCAGTATACAATCTTCATACTGGTCTTTTATCTTAGCTTTGAGTTTATTATTCTTGGTAAGTTTCCTTACCTCTTCCCAAAGTACCTCTGTAGTTGGAGGGTTAACGTCAGTGCCTTTCTTAGTAGCACGGTCTGACTCTTTCTCATAGTGTTCTTGAATGATACGAGCCATGTCAATATGAATGTCTTTCCTAAGAAACTTAGGTTTTAGTACTTCTCTAAATGTAATGTAGAAAACTTTGTCACGTGCCATTAGTGCCAGTATCTTAGACTGGAACGATTCTGAAAATTCATATGTTTCAGGCATGCAATATGCTACCCCCTTCAAACTGTCCTCCGACTTAATAAAAGAGAAGACCCCAAAAGTCCTCTCTTGCCTATCCCAGTTTGATGTTAGGAGGAATACTAAAGTGAGACTCTACTTCTTTCACAGTCTTTTCTATGAGTTCCTGTAACGTCTTGGACTCGTGAATCATGTTAAACTCCTTCATAACCAGCTTCTCCCTATTGGAATCTCCTGTCATTGTGGATACAACATCATGAAACCAAGGCACTGACCATAGATAGTATGGGGACAACTCCCTCCAAGCCTGATAGATTTTGATAGCCTTGTACTGGGCTTTGTCATCCATAATAGACTGCTTGATGTAGGTGTTTAGAGTCTCCGCAGAGGAGATTACACCCTCAATCACTTCTTCCCTACTGCTGAGAGTCTGTCTTCCTTTTTCTTTTTTCTTGCCACCCACGTCCTTCTCTGACTTACGTTTGATATCTGCCAGATAGTTTGTGAAGTATCTCAAGGCACGAACGGAATACATCATATGAGCCATTGGTATTCCACCTAATCTCTGAAACTGGGATTCAATATATAACTTTCCATCCCACTGTTGCATTCTACATATTTCGTATACTCTTTCAAAGTGTATCCATCTCTTGCTCTTTGTAGGCTCTTTATGGGATACAACTGAGTAACCAGCCTTCCCTATTACCTTTCGTGCCAACATCTCATAATGCCTTACAATCTCTAGAATGTCATCTTCTCTAGTCTCTTCTTGCATTTGTAATAGTCTTAAATATGCCTTCACCTCTTTCGGTAATATTATAGCTTTCCGTATGATAGGTACCCTCGTTATAACCTTTGGTTTCCTCTTTGCCATACTAAACACTGTCCTCTCATATAAAAGCTGTCCACTGAACGACCGCTCGAACTACGGAGTGTAGGGCTTTTGCCTCCCTTTTTTCTTTAAATTTTTTAATTATTTAAAGGTAACCTTTAAAAGTTTTCTCTTTTATATTAACCTTTATAAATAAATACTCTTTATAATTTTTAGTTACGTTAGTAACTAAAAATTAAACTCACATCCATGGAACACCCCTACGAGCAGTGTCCTTTTCATACAGAAAACTGGACTTCTCAGCCCAGTTTCACTATATGGAACGCTTCATTTTTGTATGTCTCATAGCGGTCTAAAGTGTGTTCAGCTAAGTATTCATTGTGGTAATCCAAGAAGTCATAAACCTCAATACCTGAACCATCAGCTTTCTTTCTTAGACCTCTACCTATTCTTTGTAACAGTTGTCTCATGGACTTCCCACCAGCAGCTAAGAATAAACAGTTGATACCAGAAATATCAACTCCCTCATCCAGTATAGATGTAGCTACCATAACTGGGAATCTACCTTCAGTGAAGTCTTGTAAGGCTTCCTCTCTAAACTTAGTAGTTCTGTCTCCATGTACAAATCTGTGGTCTATTTCATACTCCTCCAGTAGTTCAGATACAATGTCTCCATGTTCGGTTTCGTTCACTATAATTAAACACTGTTTCCCGAAATCCACCCTCTCACTGACCTTATCAGCTAACACCGTGTTTCTGTCTACATTAGAGATGATACCCATCTTACGAGAATCAGAGTACGTTTCATTCTCAATCACATCAGTATCTACTGGCAACATGTAAATTGTTGGTTTAGCAGAGAACCCTTGTTGGATTAAGAAATCATTAGATATCTTGATGACAATCCTTCCAGTACATCCAAGCAGTCTCTTAACATTAATCTGGTTAGACTCATCCACAGTACCAGTTAAACCAAATCTGAAGTATGCATTATCCAGTTTCATGAACAGCTTATACCATGTATCAGATGATGAGTGATGTGCCTCATCCCCTAGGAAACAGTGACAAGATTTAAGTAGTTCAGCAGTTGCTTTACATGTATCTAGATACTTCTCCTTGTTCATATTCTTAGGAATCTTTTTAGGATTCAGATACTTTGATACAGTTGGTATCATCACAATATTGACCTGCTGAACATCCCATACACCAGTACCAATTCTACCAACCTTGATTCCTAATCTCTCTTCCAACCTTTTATGAGATTGTGAGAATATCTCTTTAGCGTGAGTGAAGAATAGTATGCGTTGGTCTGACTTTAAACTAGGTAGAATACACTTGATGATGCCTGCTGCTACCTCTGTCTTACCACCGTTAGTTGCAATGTTCACTATCCCTCTAGTAGCTTTGAGTGCAGATTGTACAGCATCATACTGGTAATCACGTAAAGTAATGTGACCAATCTTCTCATCTCTTAACTGGATTTCACTTGGTAGAGAAACGTCTATCTGTTTTCGTTTGTCAACTACGTCTACCGTTTCACCTGCTTTTTCCAACGCCCACACAACTTTGGATAATAAACCGCTAGGAAATTTCTTAGTCTTCATGCTGAAGAACCTTGTCTGTCCATCCCATGTCCCATTTCTATACAATGGAGTGAACTGGTAGCCTGGTGTTTCTACCGAGAGTGTACTATCCACCAACTTTAGAGCTTTTGTACTTGCATCAATGACAACCGATTGTAAATTACCTATTTCGATAGTCGCCATATGTAACACCTCCAAAATTATTTCCTATTTAAAATAACCACCCCGAATAGACTTTTCACCTTCTTTCCTCATTTCTTTTTTCCTCAGAGGTTTTTCATATAGAGCCATAGCGGTGACATTGGGAAGAATAGGTTGCTAGTAATGTTCTAGGTGAATTTCCTCCAAATTTCGGACATAGAAAAACCCTTGAATCGTCTAATTCAAGGGTTTTTTGCTAGATTATTTGTGGCTTAAACCGTCAATTGAGAGGTCATCTTTGTCCTTCAACTTCCGTACACCATTTTCAATCCCTGCAATAACTTCTTCCTGACTCAAGTGTATGCCTTTAGTTGCTAAAATGTGTAAGGCTTGGTCAACCGCCCAATCACGTTTCTCAATACCCTTCTTACCTTTTAGCTCTGCTTCTGCATATTCAACCACTTGGTTTGTGATAGAGTCGATGATACCAAGCTCATCCTTCTGCTTAGCACGTTTCAATAGACGTCTACCTTGATCTAATACTAGTGCTAGTAAGGCACCCACTAGTATAGTGACTACCTCAGCACCAATTTGAGTTACTAAGTCTAACAAGTTCATTTAAAAGCCCTCCTATCTAACTTCCACATAAGTGGAGCTAGCAGTGATATAGTAAGTCGCACCTTTGGAGTTCTGCACTTTGTACTGATAAGCGTCATCTACTGGCACCTTAGTAACAATAGTGAAGCCCTCACCTGCATTACATTGACCAACAACATAAGTTTTATCCCATGTAGGTCGGCTGTAGAAGTTTAAGCCATCCACTTTTGATACTACTCGTTTGCCAGCGTTAGTAGAACCAGAACCTCCAGTAGAACCACCTGTAGAACCTCCACTAGTACGCTCGAAACGTAAGAATGAAGAATCGTTCTTAACCCATTGGTCTCCACCTAAGTTTAGCCATCCATTAACCTCTGCCCAAACGATATAGCTTTCGCCAGCATTTAACTGACGTAGTACAGAATAGTCAGTACCTGGACCACTACGTAAGTTTACGTTAGTGCCTGTGATATAAGCTGTACCGATACCGTTACTTCCACCGCCAGTAGGAGGTGTAGTTGTACCGCCACCAGTGTTTCCACCAGTACCCCCACCAGAACCGCCACCTAATACATCAGATACACGATTCTTGAAAGCAGTAAATAATGCAGGATTATCTACATATGGACCAGGACAGTACTTATGAGTTACATCATAGTGTCGTACAATGTCAGAAGCAGATAAACCGAACTTACGGCACAGGTCTGCACAAACATTTACTGCACGTGTAACTGTGTCAGGGTGGAAGCTACCATCAGGCTCTTGGCACATTTCCACACCAACTGATAAGAAGTTAGCATTAGGCTTTAATGCCTCTACTCCTCTGTATGACCCGTCATTAGCTTGATAAGTTACTTCATCTAGTGGAATAATGCAGATTGCTTCAATTTTGTCTACAAATAAGCTAGCTGATGCATAACGATCAGTGAGATTATTAAAATAGCGTTGATGGTTAGCAGCACTAGCTCCTGGGTTAGCAGTGTAATGTAAGATAATCTTACGTACAGCTGTCAGCTTAGTACCTGGTCTAGAATATTGATTGATACGAATAAAGTCGTCTCTCCATGCTACCATTATTTATCTCCCCTTTCTTTTTCTTCCTCTGTAGAGTCTTGTGGTATCTGCTCATCTACCTTAGACTTTAAAAAGCCAGGTACTTTAAGACCCATTTCTTCTACATTTTCAATAATAGACTTAAACTCAGTAAAAATAAAATAGTAGTATGCTAGTGTCACTACTGGAACGAACTGTGTTTCCATCTTACTAGCTATAATTAGGGCTGTAATGAGAATAATGTAAGCTCCTAGCTTACTAACCGAGTCTCTTAGCCTTTTACTACTAATAGGGATACCATTCCGTTTAGATTTCATTATGCCAGTAATAAGGTCTAGTGTAAAAAGTGCTAAGAATGACCAGATTAACTCCGTATAGAATCCCTCTATATATGCAACAACCGTTCCAAAAACGCTCGCTAGGATTTTCCATTCGAAACCCTCGAATGCTTTCATTACATAGTGTCCCATTGTGCCCTCCTTTCTCCTAACTTGATAGTCAAGATACATATTTACCCCTCCATAGAAAGTGTACACTAATAAAATTGTAAAAAACAAAGGACACCCCTATGTAGAGGTGTCCGTCTGTTTTGTAAGAGTTATCTAGGATTCATTGGGTCGATGCCATGTTCTGCTAGGAACTCTTTATAGCGTTGGTACTCAACTTCAAAAGTGTTACACTTACCTTGTTCAATAAGGTAACGATATAATGGAGTTATAACTGTGATAGGCACCTTGTAGCGGTTTACTAAGCCACAACACCATGCTTGGTCTTTAGCAGTCCAGCCTGGCTCATAGTAAGGATACCATTCATCGCCAACTAGCTTTCCTCCGATACCATTAGTAGAACTACCTGTTCCATTAGTTAATTCAGCCATTGCTTACACCCCTTTTATTTCGTAATAGGTTGGATAGGTTGTTTCTTCTCTAACTCATTAATACGTTTAGCTTGTTCCTCTATCTGAGCTTGCATCCCCTCTACAGCAGAGATAACATAGTCACAGACACCTTGCAGAACTTCTGTTTTAGCGTCTATTTCCATAGTCTGTTGTGATTGGAAGCCACTCATCATCTGAACCATATCTATCATCTGCTTGAAACTATCCATAGGATTGTCTCCCTTAAACAGAGATATAGAATAAGCTCTACGCTTCAAGTCTAAGAAAGAGGAGTCAAAGTCTACATCGTCTGGAAGAATAAGTAAGCTACCGCTAATACCTTCGACCGTTCCTGTAGAGTGGTAGATGTTCTTTTCATCATCAGATACTCTAATGTTTTGAAGACCCTCTAACCTCATACCTTTAACTGCTTCACCATTAACTATAGTGTAAATTAGTACTTTCACTGTCACCACTCCTTCCTATATGTAGATGGAGGGTTGTATTAACCCCTCCATTATAAAAATCAACTTATTGATACTTAACCCAAACCTGTGCCCAGCCATCGAATATCATATAAGGAGAGGCAGCGTCTGCATATATACCGAAACCTCTAGCGTTACCTGAAGAGAAGTTACCTGCAAGTGCCTTAACATTAATCCACTTACGCTCTCCCCATGCAAAGTAGTTACCTGTAACAGGACTGCCTAGGTATGGCATACCTGATGGCTGACTAGCTTCATTGTGGTTACGGATACTAACTTGTTGTGCAGAGCTGTAACCACCACCGTTAGTACGTCCTATGCTGATTTGCATATCAAGGATAGTTTTGCCTTTAAGGAAGTCCAACTTATTACCAAAGAACCATAGACCTCTGTAGTTACCCCATCCATCCCATGTACCTTGTAGAACCTCATCACGATACCATTGACCACCATAGTTTTCACGCCATGATTTAGAGCCAACAGAATCAATGTAAGCCTCTTGTATAGTAACAGGAGGAGTAGGTTTAACCCAAGAACCAGTATTCTCTGTCCAGCTACCGCTCACCCATCCTCCTTGATCAGTATATCGTTCTATACCCCCAGCATAGAATCCAGGTCTAGTTCCCCCACCTTGTATAGTTCCAGCAGTACTAGAAAGTACACAGTAACAGTTACCACCACGACAGTCTATTACTTGAACATATCCTCGGTAAGTTCTCACCATATCCCAAGCATCATACATTTCACAACCATTCACAATCACATCACTGCTCTCACTGTATATACAAGCTTTAGCTTTATTATTACCTGTGAAGTTGCAGTTCCATGCGGAAACCCTAGTGCATCCATAAGCTTCTAAAACCCCATTAGACTGATCCCTACTATTACTAACGTTGATGTCCTGCATATACACCTGACAGCTACAGTACCACACTCGGATACCGCCCCAGATGGTTTTTCTACCATTCGTACCTGACCTAATGAAGATACCATTAGAACCTCCAACACCGCCACCACCTACAAAGCCTTTGATGTCTACCCACATCTCATACACATCACTTTGTAGCTTGATTTCTACATCCCCTTCAAGATATTTAGGTATGTTATTTAAGGCTTCCCTCATAGTCTTGTAAGGTTTAGCTTGGGTGCCATCAGGAGTATAGTTACCATTGTTGGCTGGGTCTACGAATACTTCCATCCATCCTTTGTTACTAGAAACCATGTTAGGAGCAGTAAGAGTACCAGATACGTCTAGAATGTTGGTTCTAACTCTAGTGAAGCTAGCCCCGTTCTCATCAATCTGACCTACGGTATCTTGGTTACCATTGACAGTCGCATATACACGAAGTACACCACGTCCACCCTCACCTAGCTCAAGAGTACCTCCTTTTGCTTGGTCGAATGTCAGTAAACCAGTACGTCTAACTGTAGGTAGAGTGAACTGCCATTTAGTAGTGGTAGTTCCTGATGGTTGGTCAATTTGTACCCACACTCTAGCATGAGTTGCCCAGCTAGGGGCAGTCACTAGACCCTGTTGAGTCTTCCAAGGAGTGTTGGGTATATCAGTATCATTAGGGAAGGTAGTGCCCTTAATCCAGTTGGTCTGGGTAGTAGTGCCAGCAGAGTTTATTGCATAGAAGGCAAGACCTATACTTGCTAGGGCAGTGCCTGCAATCTGCTTAGCCATCATAGAGCAAGAGAATACTTCCTCTTTGTTGATAGGGAACACGTCACCGTAATAAAGGTCTCTAGCATTGTGTTCTATAACATAGTTGGTTGGTACCTCATTAGCTCTATTTGCATTGGCTCTGGCAATTAGTGTACCACCTACATATCCGTTTAAACCGTCCTTCAAATCACTGTTTCCAACGATGTTAGCTAAGTCCGTCACTGCAAGGTGTCTAGCTTTAACAATACCATCAAGCATGATGTTCTCACCTTTGATGAGTACCCCTTTACCAATCTCAGGAGAGAGGTTAATAGCAGCTATAACTCCATTAACATTTACCTTTAACTCTATGTCCTTAGCATGCTGGGTGATAGCAGATTCAGCAGTATCAACACGAGTAGTGATGTTGGTTACAGTATCATTCAGTACCTTAGCACTAGTATTAAAGCCTTGTGGTACACCAGATGATACTTTAGTATACACCTCTGCTACTGGATAGGAGGCTTTGTCCTGACCAGTCATTACCTCGATACCAGAGCCTTTACCTAGACCTTTTAGACCGATAAGGACATAAGGTGTACGGTAGACTATCTCCCCACCAGAGCCACCAAAATTAGCTATAGTATCTAACAGAGCACCTTTCAAGATGTTAACTGCATCCCAAGATGAAAGAACCACTAGAACAGAATTATCTAGGGAATTCAGCTTATCATTAAGGGCAGTCTGTTGAGCAGGGTTGTTGTACGTATCATAGTTGATGTCATCCACGATAGCCAAGTTTGCTCTGCTTAGGGTCGTTAGGCGTAGACCTCTATTTGCTGCTAAATCATACTTAGTAGCACCATTTATTTTAAGGACACGGTTACCACCGTGGTTGAAGCCTGTACCCTTAACATAAATCTCACCCTCAGCAAGCTTAGACAGTATCTCTTGTTTAGTGTATACGTCAGTCAACCAAACCTTATTAGTGATGGAATCTCCTAGGTTTTTAGTAGTAGCCTCAACAGTACCTACACGAGTTGTAACAGTAGAGATAACATTGCTTATTTCCTCTGGCATTGGTGTCCAGTCGGTAACCTTGTTACCAATCTCTACCTTCTGACCAGTAACCCAGAATTCCCCTACACAACCCTCTAACAGAGTCTTAAAGCGGATGAAGTTGATACCTGTAGCCCCTGCAAAGTTTAACTTGAAGGTAGCCGATAGCTTCTGCCAAGTCATGTTAGTGCCTACAACTTGGTTTACTACCGCATAATACTGGTCAACAGAAGTGCCATCTGCTTTCTTATACTGGACATATAACTCTCCAGCACGTAAGGAATTCCAAACGTTTACCCCTTTGACTACGTTTTGATACTTAATCCAGAGGCTAACTGTAACTTCCTTACCAAACAGGTCATTGGCAGACCCACCTATAAAGATAGGTATCTGAGACTGACCATTGTTCTTGGCAACAGTGTTTTTACCATGTAGAGCTTTCTTATGAGGGGGTGCCTCATTAGTAATGTCTACAATGTCTAGTATATCTCCTTTAGCGTAATACGCAGTGTTAGGGTCATCCGCTATAGCAGTACTAAAGTCACCATTGCCTAAGTAGTTACGACTACCAACTGTGATATTGTCTATGTTTTCTTGTACATCTTCAGGTGCAGGAGTCCAGTCCATAGGCTTGTTACCTTTGTATAATGCAACCCAATCTACTGTGGAAGCTGTAGTGTTGCTTGGGAAGTTATACAAGTTAATTACTTTTTCATTACCAGATGTAGTAGCTATGGCTTTGAATGTAACATAAGTCACTCCATTGGCATAGGCAGTTGTAGCATAACCTACGTTATTAGAGCCACCGTTCATCCATATACCAAACTTCTGACCTGCTGGAACAGTACCCTTAATCATAAACGTGTACTCTTGACCAGTCACCCAGTTTTCAGATAAGGTATACTGCTTGATAAGATAATCTGTAGTGTTGAAGTCCTGCTGAGAACTTAGGAGTAAGTTTCTGCCACCAACTGATATATTATCTATAGCATCTTTAGAACCATCAGATACAGCTCTTTGTAGCTTAGACTTAGTATCATAATAGTTTTTCCACAGTCCTCTATAATTAGCACCGTCTATATCTGAAGTCTCATTTAGCTTAACTAAAATTGGTTCAATATAGTTTTTCAGTGCATTATAAGCATTTGTGTAGGCAGTCTTCTCTGTAGTCTTACCGAATGCATCTGCCTGTGCAGCTACTACTGGGTACTCTACCTTAACCCCTTCCCAGTCCTTACTAGCTTGGTGTTTCTCTAGGGCAGTTATCTTGTTATCCGCAGACATATCATTAACAGAGTTCTGTACCGCTTGTGCCTTTTTATCTGCATCTGCTATCTGTTTCTTGATGTCATTAGTAGAAGGTTTCCATGTAGTTGCTCGGTTACCCTCTTCTAATTGTATAGCATCTAGATAGAACACTACTGCTGGCTTCAGGAACAATAGTCTAGTTTTAGTCTCAGCAGCAGTAAAGGTAATAGTACATCTATCCCATCTACCTCCAGCAGAGATATCCACTAGTACATCCTTTAGAGAACCATAGTCTTGTTTAGCAGCACGCATCTTAATACCCGTCATAGGTGCTCCTGCACGAATGAAAGCACTTGCAGTATATTCCTTGCCTATTTCTGTAGGTAGAGAAATTTCAACACCTCGGTCAGCAACCGTACCAGTATTAGTATCTACCTTTAACCTCTTTATACCATTATAGCAGTAAGTCTGGTCTGTCTCTAAAGTTATAGTAGCAGAGTTGACTGCACTGTATGTTAAGCCTACATCCTCAAAGTCACTGCCATCTAATAGATTGGCTCCACCAATACTGATTCCATCTATCTGTGACTTAGATGAATCAGACAGATATCTTAATAGCTTAGATTTTCTGTCTGAATAGTCCTTAAACTTGTTTCTCATATCTGCACCATTAACAGGGGATGTCTTAGTGACATCTGCTAAAGGAGTCTCTATAAGACCTTTAAGGGCATTATAAGCATTAGTGTAGTTAGTCTTTTCAGCAGTAGCCCCAAATGCATCTGCTTGCGCAGAGATTGTAGGGTACTCAATAACGATAGAATCCCAGTCCTTTTTCAATAAAGACTTCTCACTAGGAGTAAGCTGGTTGTCATCGGACATCTCGTTCACACTAGTTTGAAGATTAGTTGCTCTAGTATCTAAGTCAGCTAATAGTTGGTCTATATCCTCTGGTGCTGGAGTCCAGTCAGTAGGTCTAGTACCTTCTTCAAACTTCATATTCTTGATTTTGATGACAGTATCGACTGTAGGAGTCCATGCATTTGCAGCACCATTTATACCTATCACTGAGCTGTCATAGAAATCCTGAGTAGCGTTAGATGGAATAGTAAGAGTGTATGACACTTTGACCCACTTACCAGGAACAGTAGGAGTATAGTTCATTACCCTTTTAGCCACATCATCATTATCATTAGTGCCAGTGGTAGTAGTTACTCCAAAGTTATTAATGTCAACGTTAGTAGGGATTACTACATCTGCATAAATTTCATAACTACCTGTGTAGGTTCTGCCTGCTCTTAGTATGGCGTTCTTTGCATTGTACATTATACCTCTCCAAGAGGAGTTAGTGTTCTTAGGTATAGTGATAACCCACGCACCTTCTATAGGATCAAATGTGACACTAGTGCCCCCAGAAGCAGTAAAGCTCTTCTGCTTATAGTAGTTACGACCACCTATGACAATGTTATCAATTTGAGCCTTAGATGCATCAGATATAGCTTTTGCTAGTGCAGACTTAGCTTCAAAGTAGTTCTTGAACTTCAGTCGGTAGTCAGCTCTTACAATGTCAGACGTCTCATTCATTTTAGCAAACAAAGGAGTAAGATAAGCATTCAGCTCATCATATCTAGTCTTGTAAGTAGCTTTCTCTGTGGTGACTTTGAAAGCATCAGCTTGGGTATAGAAGTTATTATACTCTCCAGCAATAATATCCCAATCCTTCTTAGCATCTTGCTTCTCTAAGGAAGTTAGCTTATTATCGGCTGACATCTCATCCACTCTACCAGTAACATTTTCAGCTTTTGTGTCTACATCAGATATAAGTTTATTTACATCTTCTGGAGCAGGTGTCCAGTCTGTAGCCCTGTTACCAAACTCAATTTTGATAGTTCTGTAGTCTACATATTGGTCTACCATATTGCTGAATGAAGATAATAAGAACCTAACCCCTGTGTATGTGCTAAGATTTGAAGGCATGTCTACTGTAACTGAAACTGTCTGCCAATCTGTAGTTACTGCAAACTTAGCATTGCTGGCAGGTAGTTTTAATGTAGATCCCCCATATAGCTCATGCATGATAGAACCTTCTACTGCCTTAGATGCACGGACTTGGTGAGAGAATGTAACCTGCTTACCCGCAAGGTTGTCAGAGATAACATTAAACGGTATAGCGTTATATACACTAATAGTATTAACATCTGTCCCTGCCTTAGTGTTTTTAACACGATTGAAGCTAACAGCACCTTCAGTCATTTTAGTAACAGATATCGGGTATACAGCAACGTTATTAGATAGGATAGTCAGAGATTCACTACCTACTAGTAAGTTTTTACCCCCAACCTTGATTTTGCCTACAGCTTCTACTATATCCTCTGGAGCAAGCCCCCATGCAGTAGCTTTAGTACCTCTTTCTAGTTGAGGTTTAGCAAACCATACTTTACCATTTCTTCTAACATATGGGTACACAGACACATAAACAGTATTAGCAGGGGCTACTGCGTTTAATGTGAATCTCTCCCATGAATTGTTAGCCTTAGGTAGTACTGATACAAGAGGGTATCCTGCTATTCTTGCATTATTAATGTCATAGAATCCTACTTCCATGACTGCATCTTGGTCTACTCCTGCACGATTCTCAGTATAAGTATAGATGCTAGCTACAAACTTGTCTCCTGCTTTAGCAGGATATCTTTGAGGGATAGTGTTTATACCTCTCCACTGGTTGTCAGTGAGACCTGTCTGGTTACTAACCACTGTTGGATAACCTTCGAATTCTCTAGCAGGGTCTATAGATACTCCTGTGTGGACATTCCAGTAGTTAAGACCATCTTTGAAGCCAGCATTCTTGATAGTATTAGTACCACCTATCTCAATGCCATCCACATAGCCCTGTGCTGCATCTTGTGCCTCTTTTGCCTTCTGTTCTGCATGTGCCTTAGCTTGTGCTAACTTTGCATTAGCATCATCTATTGCACGTTGCTCTTCAGCATCTACAATGCCATCTGCATAGGCATTAGCTACTATCTTAGCTGCCTCTGCCTGTGCTCTAGCGTACTCTTCTTGTGCAAGCTTAGCTTCACCTATTTTAGTTGTAGAGTAGTCCTGTGCTTTAATCTGTGCAGTAACATCTTCAAAGTCAACTAAGTCAATGACATTAGTACCACCCACACCAGCTTGGTAGTCTACCACGAACATAGGTTTTACATAGGCTGTACCTGGTCTAAACTGGTTATGTGTTGCATTACCTTCACCAGTGATATATCCTTCATATAACTGCCATCCATCCGCTACTTTTAAAGGCTTGCCTGCCACCGCACAGTATCTGTGGTTACCAGGAGCAGTAGTCTGTAGATTACCGTTCTTATCATAGGTTGCAACACCAGCATATATGTTAGTACCACCACTAGTTACATCCTTAGTCTTCTTAATACGGAAGCGTACTCGATATACTCGGCTTGTATCAACTGGAATAGCATTAGCAGAGAATATCCAGCCTTCAGCATTGCTTATTGACATAGCTGTTCTACCAGTAAGGCTGTCAGAAGAAGTTCCATAAACTACACTGCTTTGTAAAGGTGCTCCTACATCAATTGTAGCGTTGTACGCACTCCAGAAGCGTAGACCTTTCTCGAATGAAGAGTCTAGTATCTTTCCTACTGCAACATCTGCATAATCAGTTAAGTCCTCTGGTGCAGGTGACCAAGCAGTAGCCTTATTACCTTCTTCAACTTTAACCCAGTCAATCCATAAAGAGGAGCCATTAGGCATCGCAGTAGTACCAATTCGGAAGTCTACGATTCCATTAACTTTAGGTTTGAATACCAAGGAGAATTCCTTAAACCCAGTAGTAACAGTACCCACAGAAGTCATCGGAAGGGCTGTAATAGTAGCTCCACTATTATGAAGACCTAAGCTAAGGTCAAAGCTGACAGAACCTTTAGCCCTAATAGTAACAACATAGTCTTTGTTAACATCCCAATCTATGATTCTCTGTAGACTAGGGTTAATAATATGAACATTAGATGTAAGACCAACTTTGCTGATTTTAAGGTCATCCTTGTCCAGCATTACAGTTGCAGTAGCTGTATTTGCAGATGTCCAGTTCTCAATAGTAACAAAGTTACCACTATTCTTCAGTAGGTTACGTCCACCTATAGCCAGTTTGTCTAACTTATCAGCAGTGCCCTTCTGTGCAGAATCTATGTTACCAATGTTAGTATTAATATTAGTAATTTCTTGAGTATAAGTATCTATTTTAACACGTTCAGATATTTCCCTAGCATTCTGTGTAACAGAAGACTCAGCAGTCTCAAGTCTAGTAACAAATGGGTTTAATGTATCGTCTACTGCCTTTTGGTCAACGTATTTAGAAGCTTTACTCCAGTCTCCAGCATTATATAATGCACCTTCAGTCTTAGCAACGCTACAGCGCATTAGGTCTCCAGCAGAACCTTGTGCCCATAAGTCTCCCACGTCATATGGAGGAATAGGTTGAACAACGAATACTCGTCTCTTACCATCTGCTGTATCTTGTGCCTTAGCTGCTTTTTGGATAGCTTCTGTAACATCAGAGTCAGTTATTTTAGCCCAAGCATAGATAAGACCATTCTTTAGGAATCGGTAACAATAACCTGTAGCAGAGTCATAGTAAAGGTCACCTAAGTGAGTGTCTTTTAATGAGTCTGTATTCCAGTCTACTGCCGGTGCATTAGTTAGAGTAGGTGCTCCTGTTAAGAACCACGTAGTGATATTGCCATCCACTTGGTCTTCAATACCATCAATACGAGTAGTGATAAGGTTAGAGAAGTTAGACAGCTCATTACGTACCGCTTGTGCTACTGCATCTGCATGTTCTTTAGATTCCTTAATGCCTTGTTCAAACTCTGTATTCTTTACTACTGATTGTAAAACTCCATTGATGTTAGTAATTTGAGTCTCAGTAGTAGAGATACGTTGAATTGTGTGGTTATAGATACGCCCAGCATTGACAGGTATAATGAACCCATCAGCAGATTCCTTGTACGTACCTGACTTATCACTGCTGAACATAGTATACCATTTCTGACCATCAGCAGATACTTCTAGCTTGTTGCCATTATAAGTTCTAGCATCAGAGTAGAAGTGCCATAATTGGATATAGTCTATATCCTCTTTAACAGTTCCTAAGTCAATCTGTACCCAAGACTCTCCTGTTGTACGGTCTTCTGCAAACTGGTCATCTACCTTATCGTTATTAACAACTCCAAGGTTTGTAACACCAGTACTACCTGTAACTGTACCTGTAGTGGCAACGTTTACACCTTTGCTAACAGCCTTAATTTCAGTCCAGTGTTTGTAAGCGTTTACAGAGTTGCCAGTTAGAGTATTCTTGATGTAACGTACTTTAATTACATCTAGACGATTACTAGCCTCATC